AGGTGTGTTTGTTGATCACGATAGCTATCTTGAAAGTTTTGAGATGGCTTGTGAAATTCACACACTCAAGCAGCAGATTGCTGAATACAACGTAGAAGAAGCAATCAAAATGCAAGAGAAATTGGCTAATGAAGCCGAGCTCTCTGCACGTGAAGACCTGATGTTTAATCCTGACACAGGCTTTGGCGATCGCTTTGAAGCTGTGATGGTTGACCTCTTACAAGGTAGGCATCCTGCACAGATCAACACTAATCAAGAGGATTTACACCAAGGTCCAACAGATCACGGTGATTCTGATGAAAATCCCACAGAAGATTTTTAAATTACTTATTCTTATTAAAGAGTCGATACTGTTATGTCAAGACGTACTGATCTAATTAACCAACTTATTCAATCTGATAAGTTCGGTGAAGAAAAAACCAATGAACAAAAGTTCCTAGCTGCTACAGCAGAGTTAATCTTGACTGACTTTATTAACATTGCATCCAATGGCGTCATGGCTAAAGGTGCTGGCTCTCTCGTCATCAATTTGATTAACGACTCGACAGTTTATATGTCTGGGTTTGAAGTCGAACAAGACATCCGTGCTGCCGAAGCTAATGAAGATGAGGAAGTCATTGAGTTTCTACGCTCACTGATGGAAGAGATTGATGAGAATGATTACTCAAAAAACGTATTAATTACATTGATTAGTGATGCTGGAACAAGAACATTTGCTGTCGAAGCAGGAGGGAGCCAAGAAAGCCTCCGAGAGATCACGTCAGAACTTAGCTGACAAACTTAAACAGTCAGGTCTTAAACTTCCTCTCTACCCCACACCTCAATTAATTGAGCGTGCACGTGAGTTGATGGGTGGTATTGACTATGACCCTACCTCTGACCCTGTGCAGCAAGTTCTTGTTGATGCAACAGCTGTACCAGCTATCGAAACTAATCCATTGCAAGAGCACTGGCATGGGAATGTATGGGTAGCTCCTAAAGGTGCTGTCCGTAACTCTCGTGTCTGGTTGAACAAGACTATTAATGAATACCGTAATGGTTACATTAATAGCTTTGTCTTCTTTACCAGTGCATCTGAACTCTTACGTGCTGCTCCTGTTGTCTGGGATTATCCTATGTGTATTCCCTTCAGACGAATCAAACAGCTACGTGCTACTTCTAGTGGGTTTGAACCTGTATGCCCATCGACTTGGAACTTCCTTGTTTATGGCCCACCACTAGATGCAACGATGAATAGTATTGACAAAGTCAGTATGTTCCACAGCTGCTTCCGTGACATTGGTCGCATTATCTACAGTGAGTATGCAGGTGATGACTGGTCTAAAGATCTAGAGTATTTTGAAGATCATAAGGGGGATGTCTGATGAGTAAGCACATTGACCCCGCTGCTATGTACAACCTCCCCTCTGGTGTGAATGTACATCCCTGTAGACTTATCCATAAAGATGGGACATTGATGTGGAAGCACGCTTTGCTTTACAACAATGAAGTAAGTATTCCCAAGACTGAAGCACAAGAAGTACACATACAAAAAACTGCCCAGCGCCTAGAGGAACTGAACAGTTGGGTGTCACAAGACATGGAGCCTTGGAACTGTTTATCTGTATTCGCTTGGTATGTACCATCAGTTCCCGAACTGGCTGACGGCATTAGCGTTTATTTTAACCACAGTCAACTAGACAACTCTAAAGTATTTGATCTACTTCAGTCACACATACAAGAGCATGAAACTCTTGATCTAATTAACCAGCATATCTTCTTCAAACGCTGCTGATGTGGCGCCCTCAACGGGCGCTTTAACATCATAGCGAATTAATAAGCCGGTCTAAATACCAACGAGCCTTCTCTGCGTCTTGCTTTGAATTACTCTTAAGCCACAGACGCAAGAGATACTTAAGCACCTGTGCTTGTAGCATGCCGTGCTTTACAGATGGTGCATCTTGAATAGCTTCTTCGATAATATCGATTGCTTCTTGACTGCCTCGTGTGTAATGAGCAGGGCTATTGACTTCATCGGACTTCTTGTAATCACCAAAGTAGATTACATCATCTGATGCTGCACCTTTCAGTGGATTACTCATAAATGCACTGTCAAGCTTGAAGTAATCTGCAGATGTATCCCATTCGGTATACTTTTTGTACTCATTTTTAAACTTGTCGTAGTCCATCTGTAGTCGCATATATCTGTTTCACTACCTAATATAGGAATGAAATAGTAATTCTGTGGATATGAATGCGCCTAAAGGAGATCCTACCTACATCAAAAACAAAGAGAAGTACTTCATCAATCTGGCAAGAGCAGTTGCAACTGCTTCAACGCACCCAGTCTCCCCAGGTGGCTGCATTCTCGTACGTGATCGAGAAGTTATTGGTGACGGTCGCAGCATACTTGCCTCTTGCAAAGTAGAAATTGACTGCCTTACTTACGCCATTGCTACATGCTCTAAACGAGGTACTCCTACCGCTGGTGCAGTCGTTTACACAACTCGTTATCCCTTCTCTGCTTCAGTCTTCCAGTGTTACCTGATGGGTATCAAGAAGATCTGTGTGCTCGCACATGAGTGGGAAGCTTATTACAAAGATGAATTCCGACGTGCTGCACGATTGGCACGTGAACTTTCTATTGCTATTGAACCTTTCTTTGATGACGATGACCCACGCTTCGCAACAAACACCTCAACGGACCGCAAGGTCGACACCGAACTCTACACAGACAACCAACTTGCACTTGATGAGTTCGATGCTAAAGACACAACTGAAATCCTCGATGACTAAAAATATTCTGTTTGACCTTGAGAGCACTGGACTGCTCCGCCAAGGCTCCACTATTCACTGCATTGTTATGCGTGACACTTCCAAGCCTGATGACACTGAAGTCTTTGACAGTCAGCCCGAACGCTCACTGCAGCAAGGTATCAAGCAGCTAGAGCTTGCTGACAATCTAATCGGACACAATATTATTAACTATGATATTCCGCTTATTAAAGAACAGTTTCCAGAGTTTGCACCCAGCGGACAGACTATTGATACGCTTGTCCTTAGTCGTTTGTATTATCCTCATATCTCTGATCGAGATTATGAACGTCGACCTGCCGGCATGCCGCAACGATTGTATGGACGGCATTCACTTGAAGCCTGGGGTTACCGGCTAAAGTGTTTTAAGGGTGACTTTGCAAAGAACGAAAGCAACGACTGGAGTACTTATACACCTGAAATGTTGGACTATTGCAAGCAAGATACGCTTGTCACACTGCGCCTATTTGACTTACTGCAACGGAGAATGAATGACTACGCCTAAAAAAACTGATCCACTTACTGTGGAAGAAATGAAGAAAGCAGGTGAGCACTTTGTTTCACTACTGCAAGTTGTAAGGGATCAATGTCCTGACGCAACCATTGAAGACGCTCTAAAGATTATGGAATCTGTTGCTAAATATGCACACGCTGAACGAGCGAAGGAGCGCGAAGAAAAAGCTAAAGAGAAATTTGGATTTAATAAGGAGGAGGAATGAATATTCCAGACTATGTAACACTTGAAATGCAACTAGCAGAGCTGATGGCACAGCAAGAAGCTAGTGGCTTTCGCTTTGATACTGATGCAGCTGTGCGTGTACGTGCAGAGCTGCAGGAAGAGTTTGACGATATCACACAGAAGATTCTCTCTATCTATCTGTATGTTCCTGGCAAAGTCTTTACTCCCAAGCGAGCAGACAAGAAGAAAGGTTATGTAGCTGGTGCTCCTATGACCAAGCTGACCGAGTTCAATCCAACATCACGTCAGCACATTGCATGGGCACTGCAAACATTCCGTGGTGCTCGTTTCACTAAAGTCACTGACACTGGTAAGCCCAAGGTCGACGAAGCAACGATCTCTGAAATCCGTGACACTGCTTTGTCTACTGGCAATCAGCAACTGCACGATGAGTGTGAGATGTTTATCCGTCTGCTGACGCTGCAGAAGTGGCTAGGGCAACTGTCGGAGGGAGCTAACTCTTGGTTCAACTCTATTGAGGGCGACGGTTGCATCCACCACAGCTGCACACTTGCGACACAGACGGGACGTAATGCGCACCGTGGTCCAAACCTTGGACAGGTCGTGAGCGCACCATGGGCACGGGAGCTTTTTGTTCCTCACCAAGGTCATGTAATGGTCGGTGCTGACTTGGAAGGACTAGAGCTTAGATGCTTGGGTCATTACCTAGCTCGCTTCGACGAAGGTGCATTTGCCGAAGTTGTACTGAACGGTGATATTCACCAGCAGAACGCTGACCGTGTTGGTTGTAGCAGACGTGAAGTCAAGACCCTTACCTATGCATTCATCTATGGAGCAGGTGATCAAAAACTGGGTCACAGTTTGCGTCCTGAACTATCAGATGCACAGAAGAAAACACTAGGCGGAGAACTACGTCGCAAGTTCCTTGATGCCATCCCTGGTTTGGAGCCACTAATTGAAGCAGTCAAACTTAAAGTTAGGTCCAGTGGTCGTCTTCGGGCTCTTGATGGGCGCCCTATATTCTGCCGGGCTGAACACGCATCACTCAATTACCTCCTGCAATCAGCAGGGGCAATACTTTCAAAGCGCTGGGTGGTGGTCGGACAAGACATGCTGGACACTGCAGGATTGACCTACGACGTTGACTACACACGTTGTGCATATGTACACGATGAAGTTCAACTATCTGTAGTCCCTCCTGAAGTTGACCGTGTCAAATCATTGCTAGAAGCAGCTGCCCCTGTTGCTGGCGAATACTACAACTTCCGTGTACCTATCACAGCATCAGCTGATCACGGATCTAACTGGGCTGCAACTCACTAGATAATTATGATCCCTCTTGAAATCAAAACTGGTTACTTATATCTTCTCAAAAACAATGTCCTAGGTGGCTACAAGATTGGCATTACTACTGCACCTAAATCACGCTTTAAAGCCCTCTCTGTGGGCACCAAGGCTACGCTCATCGGTTACTGGCAACTTGATGCGTATCGTGAACTAGAGAAGCAGCTGCATAAAGAGTACGCCGATAGTCGTGTACCGCAGA